TGTGCCGCCGGATGCGGGTGGTGTGGCGTGGTCGAAGCGTGAAGCACCGGAACCGCTCGGCCTGATCTGCTCGGATGACGGCGAGCCGCTGGCGCTGGACGTGAACCCGGCGGCGTTCAGTCAGTCCCACTTCGCAACATTTCCCGCGAAATTAGTGACGCCCTTAGTTCTTGCTGGATGTCCAAAGGGCGGCACCGTACTTGATCCCTTCTGCGGAGCCTCCACAACTCTATTGGTTGCCGATCGTCTGGGACGGGATGCGATCGGGATCGAACTCAATCCGGCTTATGTGGATCTGTCTGTTGATCGAATAGATCAGGATGCGGGGCTGTTTTCCAACGTGATTTTAGTCCCTGAGCGAACTCCTGATTTACCCGCAATTCCTCGCGCGAATGGCAGCGCCGACATAAGACAACCAGATTTGTTAGAGCGTGAGAACGAGAGTAACGGAATGGAGCAATGTGATGCACGTTGATCCTGTCCGCACTACCGCACTCGACACACTTATAATCATCGCGCTCAAGCGCCCGGCGTCGTTGTTCCTTCCATTCTCCGACGTATGGCGCCGTCTTGCCGCCTCGCCAGAGGTGGCTTTTAGCGCCGGTCATAGAACGCGCGTGGTGTATATTCCCGCATCGGACGCCGCACATCCGTGTGGAATCGGCGCGGCTGCATTCAAAGTTTTTGCCGCATATCGCGCAGGCCCGCGTTTCTCGGCGCGATGGTCCCCATCGTCCAATCCGGTAGCATCCAAGCGAACAGTATTTGACCTTCCCCGCTCCAATTTCGGCCGCCGATCTGTAGAAGCTGGTTTGGCAGGTCAGACACGAAAAATCTTTGCCGTTTTTCGTCCAATAGAATGGCTCTCGGGTGACGCCCTTATTCCAAGGGATGGGGCGTATGTGGTGCAGCTTTCGGCATTCCGCCGTGCAATATCGTCTATCGCCGAATTTGCCTGGGATCGGGGCAGAGCACCCTTTGCAGGCGTGGGGCTTGGGTTTCATTACGCCAAAACACTATCATACTGCATGATGGCGTGCAAGCGGATGTTCGGCGCCATGGCCGACGCCCGCATCGTGGACGACGCGCCGCTGCTGGCGTGGGGCGCAATGCCCGAGGCGGCGGAATGAGCGCGTTGCCGAATCATGGCGGGTGCGCCATAAGCAAAGACCCGTGTCGGCTGGAACCGGCACGGGTCTGTAATTGTAACCAGCCGCTCACCGGCTGGGAATGGAGGGGTAGATGTGCGCCCCCTCTATGCCTCAGCCAGTGGCGGCCCGCAAGGGGGTACGCATGCTCGCACGCACGCCGTGGGCCGCCATGAGCGACGCCCGCCTCATCACCGCGGAAATGGCCGAGGCCGCCGCCCTGCGCGGCTGGGGCGCCCACGACGCCCACCGCCTCGCCGTCCTGGTCACGCGCGGCACCTACCCCGAGGCCGAGGCACGGCGCGAGCTCGCCGCCACCCTGGCCTGGCACGCCGAACGCGCCGGCATCCGCTCGGTGAGCTGCCGCGCGCTGGCCGCCGATATGATGGAAGATCAGCTAGATACGCTCCAACGCCGCCACGACGACGCAATCCGCCGCATGGCCGACGCCGCCGAGCGCAGCCTGCGCAGCAACCCCAGTGACCGACACGGAGCCGCCCATGCCGCCGCCGATATAGCGCGCGCCGAAGACGTGCCACCGACGCTGATCGAAACAGCATTCCGGTTCGCCCTCTGGCGCACCCGGCGGAGGGCCTGATGCCGTGGCAGACGAACATGGCGCCGAAGCCGATCGCCTCGCCGATAACGTCAGACCGTTGCGGGGGCCACGTTCGCAAAGCGGGAGGACCATACCCAAGAACCTGCCCGGTAACCTGCTGTTCTTCGACCACATCGAGCCGGTCACCGCCGCTAACGATTTCGTCGAGGGCCTGCTCATTACGGGTGGCATGTCCGTGATCTACGGCGAAACCAACAGCGGCAAGACGTTCTTCGCCACCGACCTGGCGATGCACGTCGCCTGCGGCTGGCCCTGGAATGGCCGCGAGACCACCCGTGGCGCCGTGCTCTACTGCGCCCTCGAAGGCAGCTACGGCATCACCAACCGCGTCGCCGCATTCAAGCAGCACTATGCACTTTCCACGCTGCCGTTCGCCGTGCTTCCGGTTGCCGTCGACATGCTCAACTCAGACAGCGATGTCGACGGCGTGCTAGACGCCATCAAGCGAGTTTCGGACACCACCGGCATCAATGTCTGCCTCACCGTGCTCGATACCTTGTCGCGCGCCATGTCAGGAGGCAACGAGAACTCACCCGACGACATGGGTGCTATCGTGATGAACGGCACGCGCATCCAGCAGGAAGGCAAGACACACGTCGCATGGGTGCATCACACCGGAAAAGACCAGGCCAAAGGTGCCCGCGGCCACTCGCTGCTGCGTGCCGCTACCGACACCGAAATCGAAATCCTCGCTGACGCCAGCAACCATACTGCCCGCGTCACCAAGCAACGGGAGTTAGAATGCGATGGCGAGTTCAGCTTCGCGCTCAAGGTGGTCGAACTCGGCACCAACCACCGCGGCAAGCCCGTCACCTCGTGCATCGTGGACTACGGGCAGGGGACACCGCCGGTCGAGCGGACCAAGCGCGGCTACGGCGTCCACAAGACCCGCGCCTATGAGATCCTGGTCGACCTCGTCGCCGCCTCCGGCGCCCGTGGCTTCGCTGGCGCCCCACCTGCCGTGCTGTCCGTGCCGGAGGATTGGTGGCGCGACCAGTTCTATTCCCGCGCCATGCCGGGCGCTGAACCAGACGCCAGGAAGCGCGCATTCCGCCGCGCCGCCGACAGTCTGGTCGAGGAACACCGCGTCGGTTTTAACAACCTGCGCGTGTGGCTGGTGCGTCGTGATGATGAATAGAATGTCCCGCAAATGTCCCGCAAATGTCCCGTTCAGGCCAAACGGGACATTTGCCGGGACAAAGCGGCGAAGCCGCCTTTGTCCCCACAGTCCTGGGCAAACATTGTCCCGGCAGATTGTCCCGCAGATTGTCCCGACTGTCCCGTATAACCACAGGTTGCATCCCGACCGGAGCGCCGCATGATCACGCCAGCGCCAGCGCGCCCCAGCCTATGCCGTGGCCGCCGCGTCTACGGACAGGACTACCAGTTCGACTGCGATTGGCTGCTCTGCCCCGTCCTCTACGCCGACGACTGGTGCGCGCTCCGCCTCGCCGACGACGATCCCAACCCAAACGACGAGAGCAGCGCCGCATGAGTGCGCCACTCCCAGCCGTCTCGGCCGGCCTGTGGATCGCAGTCTGCTGGGGCGTGGCGTTCTCAGCCGCCATCCTGGCGCTGCTGTGGTGGCTGCTCTGATGACCCGCCTCAGCCGCTGGCTGCGCTGGCGCTGCTTCCGGCTCTGCCGCCACCGTGCTTGACGCCGCACCACCATGCCGGTTAGATCGTCGCAATCCGGACCTATTCCCGCGCCGGTGCGGTAGCTATTGGGCCGTCGCACAAACCCACCCGCAAGCCGAACGCTGGGCCGTCGCCAACCTGCAGCGCCAGGGCTATACGACCTTCCTCCCGCTCTGCCTGGTCCGCCGCCGCGATCGCGTCACGCCAACCCTGTGGCACACCGTCGAGGCGCCGCTGTTCGCCGGCTACCTGTTCGTGGTGGTGGGTCGCCACTGGGCACCGATCGCCCACACCCGCGGCGTTCGCCGCCTGCTCATGGCCGATGCCATGCCTTCCATCGTCGCTAAGGCCGAAATCCAGGCGCTACAGGCGGTCCAGGCCCTGCCCGCGCCTCCGACACCCTGGGAGCCAGGGACGCCGTGTAGCCTCGCCCTAGGCGCCTTCGCAGGGCGCGAGGCCGTCGTCCTCAGCACCCACGGCGAGCACGCCACCCTCGCCGTGCTGCTGTTCGGGGCTTTGCGGCAGGTCTCCGCACCCGTCGCGTGGCTGGTGGAACGGCAATGACCCTCTGGTGGTACGTCGCACTCGCGCTCGCCACCTCGTGCGCCGTCGTCATCGCTCTCGTCGTCTGGCTGCTCATGACCAGCCGCCGCCATTTCCGCTAGGACCGCACGCACCATGATCTCGCCCCCAGACAAGGTGCCACTCGCGCAGTTGCCTCGCGAACTCCAACAACTCACCGGCGTGCGCGCGCCAGGATACCGCACGCTCTACAATGCAGTGCTCGATGCCGTCATCCCGGCTGAGTTGATAACCGGCCGCTGGTATGTCGATCGGTCACATCTGCCCGCTATCGCGATGAAGCTCGGAATGGCCACACTAACGCCGCTTCCGCAGCGCGATGATCCATCCGAAAGGCAGACCGTCCAATGATCTCGCCCGTCATGCTCATCGTCGTCGTGCTGATCGTGCTGCTGCTCGTCGGTGGCGGTTTAGGATATCGCGGCGGCTATTACGGATCGTATCCCTACTACGGCTACGGCATCGGCGGCATCGGACTCGTCGTCGTGGTGTTACTTGTTTTGCTACTGCTGGGACGCATCTGATGAGCGAGCAAACCTCTGGGAGCAGAGAGCGATCACTGGCAAACCTCCGGCCGTGGGTTCCAGGCCAGTCCGGCAACGGCAACGGACGCCCAAAAGGCATCGCCGCACTCGCTCGCGGACACACGCCAGAAGCGCTCGCAACCTTGGTGCGCGCCCTCAAAAGTGAGGACGAGCGCGTGGCCGTTACCGCCGCCTCAGTCCTGCTAGACCGCGGTTGGGGCAAGGTTCCAAATGCACCTTCTAATGACGACACCGCAGTCCAATACGTCATCCGTGGCCCAGCGCCTGTAGGTTCGACGGCGGAATGGCTCAAAACATACGCACCGACGCTCGATGCTGAACCTAACTCGTGACGAATACGCCACCGCGTGGGAACCGCAGGCCGGGCCGCAGTCGTCGTTCGTCAACTGCCCGGTGTTCGAGGTCTTTTTCGGTGGTGCGCGTGGCGGCGGTAAATCGTGGGGCGTGATCGGCGACTGGGCGCTGCATAGCCACGAATACGGCGCCGATGCTGTCGGTCTGATGATCCGTCGCACCCGCATCGAATTGCTCGATCTGTTCGAGCAAGCTAGGGCGGTATATACGAAAGTAGGTGCGACCGCGACCTACAGCCCGCTGCGCATCATCATGCCGAACGGTGCGCGCATCACGTTCGCATACCTCGAGCGCGATCCCGACGCCGAGCAGTATCAGGGTCATAACTACACACGTATATACTGCGAGGAAATTGGAAACTTTCCGTCCCCGGTTCCGATCATGAAGCTGATGGCAACGCTGCGATCTGGTGCTGGTGTGCCGGTCGGCATCCGCATGACCGGCAACCCTGGCGGTGCTGGTCACCAGTGGGTGCGCGCCCGCTACATCGACCCGGCGCCGATGGGCTGGCGCGTCATCGTTGACGAGGCGACCGGATTGGAACGTATCTACATTCCGTCGCGCGTCACTGACAACACCTACCTCGGCCCCGACTACGTGCAGCGGCTCAAAGCGTCGGGCTCGCCCGAACTCGTGCGCGCGTGGCTCGAGGGTGACTGGTCCGTCGTCTCCGGCGCGTTCTTCCCTGAGTTCTCGATGGACCGCCACGTGATCGCGCCGCGCACGCTGCCGCAGCATTGGGCGCGGTTCCGCTCGTTCGACTGGGGCTCGGCACGCCCGTTCGCCTGCTTGTGGTGGGCGGTCTCCGACGGCTCGATGCACGACATCGCGCGCGGTGCGCTGGTCAATTACCGCGAGTGGTACGGCATGCGGCCCGGCGAGCCGAACGTGGGGCTGAAGCTCACCGCCGAGACAGTGGCGCACGGCATCCGCGAGCGCGAGACCGACGATCCGCAGCCGATGAACGGCGTGGCCGATCCGGCGATGTTCGCCGAGGACGGCGGGCCGAGCATCGCGCAAAGGATGCACAGCGTCGGCGTCCATTTCCGCCCGGCGGATAACAAGCGCGTGCCGCAGCGTGGCGCGATGGGCGGCTGGGATCAGGTGCGGAGCCGGCTGGTGGGCGATGCCGACGAGCGGCCAATGCTGCTGCTGTTCTCGACCTCGCGCGATCTGATCCGCACGCTGCCGGCGCTACAGCACGACGATGCGCGGCCCGAGGATGTCGACACCGACATGGAGGACCACGCGCCGGACAGCCTGCGCTATGCGTGCCTGTCGCGGCCGTTCGTGCAGGATGCGCCGCCGGTGGTGATCGTGGACAGCTGGGACCGTGCGTTCCAACGTGCCGCGATGGCGGAGGCGCCGGACTCGTGGCGCGTAGCATAGGGAGCACACGCGATGCCGTTTGATGGATTGCCCGCCGAGTTGCTCTCCGACATGGCGAAGCTGCGCGTGGCGCTCGATGGCGTGCGTGACGGCCTCTGGTCGAACCGAGCGATCGGCGGTCGGGAGATCGGCGGCCGTCCGCCGGCGCCGCACTGCACGATCGGCTGGCTGCTGGTCGCCACCGACTGGGATCGCGACGAGACCACCCGCCTGGCGCTGGATTATGTCTATCCGGTGTTGCCGGAGAAGGCGCGCAACGACAACAAGCGACTGTGGTCGATCTCGAATTACAACGACGGTGGATCGCGCAAGCGGGTCGTCAAGCTGCTCGAGGATGCGGTCAGCCGAGCGGAGCAACAGGTGCTCGGCTGAATGATTGGATCAAACATGGAGGCCTTGCGCCGCTCCTAGAGGATGATGCGGACGACGTGCTGCTGGGGCTGCTGGCGCGGGATGCCGAGCCGCCGGCGCATTACGGCCCGAACCGGACCCGGCGCGCTGAGCCGCTGCGGGACTATGACAGCTTCGACCGAGCCGAGTTCCTGCGCCACATGCGCGGACGCATTGCGGACCGCGACGCAGAACGCGAACGTGCAGCTCGCAGGCGACGAGAGGCCGAGGATGAGCGACGCAGCGCGGAGGAAAGCCGCGCTCTGCTCTGGCGTGAGCGAGAGCGCCGTGCCCTGGATGACATCATGCGGTCGGAGGAGGCGAACGGGCAGTTTGCGCCGCCGCCTCCGCCAAGGCCTCCTGCTCCGCCAACCCCTGTCGCGCCGTCGTTCGAACTCCTCGAGGTGCTGTCCCCGCGGCCGCTACCGATACCGCCCGCATATCAGCAATGGCACTACGTCGAGCCGTGGTTCCACCCAGCCAGGACACCGACGCATGACGACATGCACGAGATCGCGCTGTATGCGATGCACTACCTCACCGCTGTCCTGCGCCCGGTGCGTGACGGGCTGCTGTGGCTCGGCAGTCAGCACGCCGCGATCGTGTGCGACCGCAACGCCGATGCCATCGCCGGCGCGCTGATGCAGTTCAGCCGGGGGTTGCCGCCGGAGGGCGTGGTGATGTCGACCGAGACCGACCTGATGCCGGCGGGCGTTGTCGGCACGGAGGCTACCTCGCGGTTCCTCGCGGTGCGCGTGCTCTCGATCGACGAGGGCCGCAAAGTGGAGATCGGACTGACATGGGATCTGATACCGCCATGACCGGCCGCGAGTTTATGCGCGATGCCGCCGACAACTCCGACAAGTGGGCCGATGCGATGATGCAGAGCGCCGAGCGCGAGGGCTACGCGGTCGACCGCGAGTGGCTGCTGCGCTGGCTCAGCGACGCCATCGACGCCGGGCGCAGATCCAAGCTGCCGCCGATCAATCCCGAGCAGTAGCAGACCAGATACCGAGGAGTAGCGCATGGCCAAGTCAACCGCCGGCATTGGGCCCAAGGGTCGCGCGAAGGCTGCGCAGGTGTTCAAGGAATACGGCAACCGCGACCTGCACAGCGGCAAGGGCGGCCCCGTCGTGCGCAATCAGAAGCAGGCGGTGGCGATCGCCCTGAGCGCCGCCAGAAAGGTGAGCCGGGCGGGACGCGGGAAGTAGCGCGCTCACTCTCCCCGTGCCCACCGTATCCTAGCCAATGTCCTCTCCCGCCAATCAAGAGTCGCGGCGGCGTATTCCGGGTTCTTGATATGGGCCAGGGCTTTGATCACCGTTGTGTCTGACACGCTATGCAGCGCCGCGAGTTGTTTCGTGCTGGTGATGCCGTCGGCATAACTTGCTGCGATGCGTTCGTCTCTGGCTATAGCCGCCTCCCGCGCCAGGTCGGCTTTTGACGGACCATAGCGGGAGGATCGTGCCATTGCGGCCTTTGCCTTTGTCAGCCGCTCCTGGGCCTTCAGATAGGCACGCTTTGCGTTCTCGTACTCCAACATAGCATCGGCCATGTCCACCTCCCTCACCGTCACCACGCGCCGCCGCAACGACTGGCCCGATGCCGTCGCGTCGCTCAACGACAGCGACACCGACCGGCCGCGCGATGCCGACGAGCAGCACATCCGCATGGTGCGCTGGTTCGAGGAGGCCGAGCAATCGCAGCTCGATGCGCGCCAGTTGGCGATGCGGGACCGCGATTACGTTGATGGATCACAATGGACTGCGCCGGAAATAGAGGAGTTGCGGAAGAGAGGGCAACCCGTAATTTCCATTAATTATTGTAGAAGAAAACTGGACCTGCTGTGCGGCCTCGAGCGCAAGGCCAGGACCGATCCGAAAGCTTTTCCCAGAACTCCCGCAGAAGATGAGCGCGCCGACGCCGCAACCCAGGCGTTGCGGTACATCGCGGACGACAACGACTTCCAGGCGCTGCGCTCGGCGGTGTTCGACAACATGCTGGTCGAGGGCTTCGGCGGGCTCGAGGTCGGCCTCGAGGACGACGGCCAGGGCGGCGCCAACATCACGCTCGCGCATGTCCCGTGGGACCGCATCTGGGTCGACCCGCATTGCCGCCAGCCCGACATGCTCGATGCGCGGTATCTTGGCATCGTCATCTGGATGGACCGCGACCAGCTGGAGGACATGTACCCCGACGCCGCCGACGTGATCGAGGGCAGCTTCGCGGCAGACATGACCAGCCAGTTTCGCGACCGGCCGGACTACATGCAGTGGACCGACAACAACCGCGTGCGCTGCCGTGTGGTGCAATGCCACTGGTCGGATC